TCATATATGCAAACAAACAAGAAGACTTGCCAGAACTATGGAATGTTATTAGAACATTCTCATCTACAATGAAAAACAATGCTAATATTGGTCGTAATCTTAACTTCATCGTTAGAGACAAACCAACTAAAAAATATCTTGGCGTTATTTGTATCTCATCAGATTTTCTAGACTTAACGCCTAGAGATAACTTTATTGGATGGAGTAGAGAACTTAAAACACAAGGTTCAATGATTAATCATACAGCAATTGGTTCTACGATTGTTCCTCTACAGCCTTTAGGTTACAACTACACAGGTGGTAAGTTACTAGCACTATTATGTTTAGATGATAAGATACAGAAACTATGGAAAGAATTGTATGGTGACACGCTAATAGGCGTTACAACTACATCCTTATATGGTAAAGCAAAACTTCATGGACTATCACAATACGATAGACTTAAACACTGGAAGAAAATGGGCTTCACTGCAGGTTCAGTTAAGTTTGAACCAAGAAGAGTGACAAGAAATAAAATTAATGATTGGATAAAGAAAAATCATACCAGAAAATACTTTGAATGGTATGTTGCAAAGAAACCAAGTGGGCAACCACACAAAAGAGACCATAAGAATAGGTCACTATCATTTGCATATTCACAAATGAAAATGGATAAAGCATTAACACAATCAGCTCATGCCAGAGGTATATACTTTTCTCCTTTATACAATAATTCAGCTGAGTTCTTAAGAGGTGATATTACTGAAGACAAATTAGTAAAATCATTTGATACTTCAACTGAAGCTCTGGTAACTTTATGGAAAGAAAGATATGCAACAAAGAGAATTAGAAATTTAAAAGAATCAAACCGAGTTTCTACAGAAACATTATTCTATGATAACTTAACAGTGTTATCGTGGGAAGAAACTAAAGATTATTATCTAGACCAAGTTGGTCGGTAATAATGGATATAATGCTTGACTTGTGATGTCAATCATGTATAATGGTTACTTAATTGCGGTGGGTTAGTAGAACAGATTATTCTTCCCGTTTAATCAGTCAGTGCGAATCTGGCACACCGCTCCAATTTTTGCGGAGAAGTAGTAGAACAGAAGTGGCGTCCAGTCAATTCTTTAGGTGCGAATCCTAATCTCCGCTCCACTTATTGAGTTCTTTAATAAGTAAAACTTATCATTAAATTGCTAAAATAAAGCTCGAAAGTGCTTGACTTTTGCATGGAAATCTGTATAATGGATTACATGATAGTGAAAAAAGAAGACAATTTATTACAAGAACAGAAGTCTCAGTTAGCAAAACTGATGGCTAATGAAAATTTAACAATCGAACATCAGAAGATTTCTACTGCAAAGTTCGACCCTAAAAACAGAATATTATATCTTCCAATCTGGACTGATATGATAGGTACAACTTATGATTTGCTTTGCGGACATGAAGTTGGTCACGCTCTGTATACACCTGCTGAAGGATGGCATGATGCAGTTACAATTAATAATAAAGGTAAGAATTACAAAAACTTTTTAAATGTAATTGAAGATGCGAGAATTGAGAAGCGTGTACAAAGAAAATATCCAGGTCTAAAAAAATCATTCAAGACAGCCTATGCTGATTTAAGAGAAAAAGATTTCTTTGGTCTTAAAGGTAGAGACGCTAACAAATTAGCTTTTATCGATAGACTAAATCTTTTCACTAAATCACAATATACTATGGCTCTTGATTTCAATGAAGAAGAAACTAAATTATTAGAAAGAGTTAAGACTACGGAATCATGGTCAGAAGTTGTTGATGTTACGAATGATGTATATGCATATTCAACTGAAGAACAATTAGACTATGAAGATGAAATGATGTCACAACAAGAACAATTCTTTTCTGAAGACCCTGATGAAGAAGAAGGCGATTACGATGAATATGAAAGTAATGATTCTAAAGATGATGACAGCAAAGACGGTGATAATGATGGAAATAATTCAGATTCGGATTCTGATGAAGAAGATAAAGACGAAAGTGAAAATAAAAATCAAACAAATGTTGATGATGAAGATTCTGATGAAGAAGATGGAGATGAAGATGGTCAAGTTGCAGGAATAAATAGATTTAAAGATTCAGGTTATGAAGAATCAGAAATTGATAATGGACCAAGATGTGAAACTGATGAGAATTATAGAAATAATGAAAACTCATTAGTTGACGAAGAAAGCAAAGAGTTTATTTATCTTGACTTTCCTAAACCTATCATGAAAAATATTATTACTCCTGCTAAAAAAGTTCAAGAATTATTAGCTAAAGATTTTCAAGACCAAGAACTTAAAGGATATTTTAAGAAAGGTTTCAAAGATGAAATCTACAATGACTTTAAAAAGAAAAATGATAAGTTTGTAGCTTTACTTGCTAAAGAATTCGAAATGAAAAAAGCTGCCAGAGTTTATGGTAAAAGAAAAATTGCAAGTACTGGTGATATAGATATTAACAAACTTGCTTCTTATAAATTCAATGATGATATCTTTAAAAAGATGACAAGTATTCCTGAAGGCAAATCTCACGGACTAATTCTATTATTAGATTATTCTGGTTCAATGTGGGATAATATTCAAGGTGCTATTGAGCAAGTTTTAATACTTTCTAGTTTTTGTAGAAAAGTAAATATTCCATTTACAGTTCAAACATTTTCAGATACTAGTACAACTTGGTATATGGATAGAGATATAGAATTTGATAGTAAAACTTATAAAGAAGATAAAGATATTCAATCGTTTGAAGCTAAACCTGGTCACTTAAAATTAGAAAATGTTGTCTTAAGAGAATATCTTAATTCAAATATGAATAAAGCTGAATACACTAAAGCAGTTCAAAACATGTTACTGTTAGCAAAATCATATGACCACAATCTTAGATATGATTCAGTGAATAGACCTTATACTCCAAAGAGTGAAAGATTAACAAATACTCCACTGACACAAGCATTGGTTGCTCTTGGTCAATATACTAACGAGTTCAAAGCTTCTAGAGGTCTTGACATTGTTAATTTGGTAATTGTACATGATGGCGATGCTGACTATTGTCATGACTATGTTGCTTTTGGTCTGAATGAACATCAAAAATATCCAGATGACCATATGTTAAAAGGTAAATATATGCCTAAAGAAGAACATTTTCCTCATGTGCATACTAAAAGAATGGACCCACAAGAAACTAACATCGTGCTTAAAGATGATTCAATAAGATTTACATCTAGAATTAAAAGTAACTATAGTCAGCATGATGTATTTCTTAATACTATGAGCTGGTTCAAAAAGTTAACCGGTTCTAAAATTATTGGTTTCTATGTTGTTGCTTCAAATTCAAGAGAAGTTAAAGACGCTGTTTACAGACAATATGTAAATGAAGATGGTCAAACTGTTAATGATAAAGGATATGAGAAGTGGGAATATCAAAAGAATATTGTTAAAATATTTAGAAAAGAAAAACTATTGGTTTCTCAAAAACCAAACTATGATGATTTCTACTTGATTCTTGGAGGCAAAGACTTAAACGCTGCTGACCTCGAAGTTGAGGTAACTGGAAAAGTGACTGCTAACAAATTAAAAAATGCATTTATGAAAGTGAATAAATCAAAGGTCGTGAACAGAGTTCTGGTGAGTAAATTTATTGATAAAATTGCTGCTTAAATGCTCGAAAGTGCTTGACTTTTGGTCCAGTTGTGTTATAATGGTTGTAGAAATTAAGTAATAACAGTGAAAAACCGCTGAGTGAAATTAGGAGAAAGTATATTATGAGTGATTTAAATGTGATACGAAAAGAGTTTCTTCAGAAGCTCAAAGAAACCGGCCAAGATTCGGTTTCGAGAACAGAACTAAACAAACTTGGCCAAGAAGTTGGTCTAAAAAGTTTCGGTTGGTTTACAAAAAAAGATGTAAATAAATTATCTAGAGGCCAGTATAAAGTGCCACAAGATATTTCAATTGCATTACAACCAGGCGGAGCTAGATTAAAAGTTTCCTCTGCAAAAGTTATTCCTTTTGTGCCTACTAAAATTGAGATAGAAGATTCAGGAAGTCGTATCGCAAATGTTACGACTGAACTTGCTATTACAAATTTAGTTCCAGATGTTTATGACAACTATGTGCCTTTCGGTAACTTTGCGGATATTCTTTCAATTGTTAAATCAGGCAAATTCTTTCCTGTGTTCGTTTCAGGCCATTCTGGTAATGGTAAAACAATGTCTATTGAGCAAGCTTGTGCTAAACTAAAGCGTAAGTGTGTAATTGTTTCAATGACACCTGAGACTGATGAATCAGACTTACTTGGTAACTATGTGTTAATCAATGGTCAGATGGAATGGAGAGATGGTCCTGTTACTACTGCTGCTAGACAAGGTGCAGTATTATGTATTGATGAGATTGATTACGGCGCTCAGAACCTTTCATGTCTTCAGCGTGTGCTAGAAGGTAAACCATTTTTGCTTAAGAAAAAAGGCGAATTGGTTGCTCCCTCTCCTGGGTTCACGGTCTTCGCCACTGCGAATACAAAAGGTAAAGGTTCTGATGACGGCCGTTATATGTTTACAAACATTCTTAACGAAGCGTTTTTAGAAAGATTTAGAAATACTTACGAACAAGAATGGCCTCCTGCTTCTGTTGAGAAAAAGATTATTATCGGAGAACTTGCTAAATGTGGTTTGACTGATGATGATTTTGCCACTAAACTTGTTACTTGGGCTGATGCGATTAGAAAAACTTTCGCTGAAGGCGGTTGTGATGAAGTTGTTTCAACTAGAAGATTGGTTCAAGTCGTTGAGACTTTAAGTATCTTCGGTGATAAAACCAAATCGTTAGAACTATGTTTAAATAGATTCGATGATGAAACCAAGATTTCGTTCCTTGACCTTTACACAAAGGTCGATGCTGGCGATGAGGCTTTCACTGTTGAAAATACAGATGAAGAAAAAACAGATGAAGAAGTATTAGAAGAGATTAAAAGTGATGGTGATAATGAATTACATCCATCACAACTTACTTAGGCAATAGAGCCTAAGTTTGCCTCATTCAGACTACTTTTCTGATATAATTATACAATCAAGTGAAAGATTGCACGCTTGATTGTTCTTTGTAATGCAATCAAAATACATCATGGAGTTTTTTATGACTAGAGTATCAAAATCAGGTAAATCTAAAATCTTAGGTTATCTATCAAAACCAACAGGTTACAATACACTAACTGTAGCCAAGGCTCAATCAACATTTGGTATTAAAAATGTTGCAGCCCGAGTTGATGAACTTCGCAAAGAAGGTCATGCTATTTACACGAATGCCAAAACGGTGAATGGAAAAAAAGTAACATTCTATCGCATGGGTACACCAACTAGAAAAGTTGTTGCTGCCGGTGTTGAGTATTTACGCCTTCGTGGCGAAAAAGCTTTCGGTTAGAATAGAGCTTTAACTTAAATTAGGAGTGATATAAATAATATTGCTCCTTTTTTTTATTTAACTCTAATGGATATATTATGGAACTCAAAATTAATGTAGATGAACTGAAAAAGTGTAAACTTTTTATAGCAACACCAATGTATGGCGGTCAATGTTTTGGTCTTTATGCCAAAGCCGCATTAGACCTACAAACCCAAATGATGAAATACGGAATTGAAACTAAGTTTTCTTTTCTATTCAATGAATCTTTAATCACTCGTGCTAGAAACTACCTTGCAGATGAATTCTTAAGGTCAGGATACACTCACATGATGTTTATTGATGCAGATGTACAATTCAACCCACAAGATATCATTGCTTTATTGGCACTAGATAAAGATATTGTTGGCGGACCTTATCCTAAAAAGTCGATGAATTGGAAAAATATTGCTGAAACGGCAAGAAAACATCCTGATATGGATGTTAGCGAATTAAATAAAGTGGTTGGTGAATATGTATTTAATGTCGTTAAAGGTACAAAACAATTTACAGTAACAGACCCAATTGAAGTAATGGAAATTGGCACAGGTCATATGATGATTAAACGCCAAGTGTTTGAGAAGATGGAAGAAGAATTTCCTTTAATTAGATATAAACCAGACCATGTTGGCCAAGAACATTTTGATGGAAAGAATTATATTCACGCTTTCTTTGATACTATCATCGACACAAAAGATAGTTACACTGGCGGCGGTACTGACCGATATCTATCAGAAGATTATATGTTCTGCCAGATGTGGCGAAAGATTGGTGGTAAGATTTGGTTATGCCCTTGGATGAAAACTCACCATATCGGAACTTATGCCTTCACCGGTGATATGGGTGCAGTTGCAAAATACACAGGCAAACTATAATGTTAATCGGCATTGTCGGCTTTATGGGGTCAGGCAAAGGAACTGTCGGAGATATTATTCAAAAACAAGGATATGTCAAAGATAGTTTTGCTAAACCATTAAAAGATGCTTGTGCTGAAATATTTGCATGGGACAGAAGACTGCTTGAGGGAGATTCAGAAGAGTCCAGAAAATGGCGAGAACTTCCCGATGAGTATTGGTCAAAAGCCTTTAACCGAGATTTTACACCAAGAGATGCCTTACAATTATTAGGTACAGAAGGTGGTCGTAATGTCTTTCATAAAGATATATGGGTTCACTCACTCATGAAAAGAGCTCAAGATGCCAACACTGTTGTTACCGATGTTAGATTTCGCAATGAAATTGAAATGATTCATGACCACGGTGGTAAAATTGTTAGAATAATCCGAGGACCAGAAGTATCATGGTTTGAAGATGCTGTAACTTTGAATAAAGGACCTAAGAAAAACTATAGCTGGGCTTCTGCAAAATATAATATAAAAGACCTTGGAATACATTCTTCTGAATTTGATTGGGTTGGATGCCATATTGATTATACAATTGAAAACAATAGCACCATTGCTAATCTAGAACTTGAAGTGAATAGAATGTTGACTGATGACATTTTCATGGTAAAATAGTGAGATATTATTTCAATAAAGCAGTTCTCTATTTTTGTATATTATTCTTCTTTACAATTTGGTATCAAATATTCTATAAGATAGGTTGTAACTTTTTATGTGAAAAAGAAGTGGTTGTTAATGAATATCCAGATATATCAACCATGTCTCCTGAAGAATTAAAAGTAGCCTTTGAGAAAATTAGACTAGAAAGAATTAAACAAATGGAGGCCTTAGATTGAAAAAAACACTCATAGCTTTATTGTTGACCACAAATGTTATTGCAGAAGAGACTTCATATTATACCGGTATTAAATATGGAATAGAAAAGAGTAACACAGGAGGAAGTGATGCTGTTAAATGGTCGGCTAAGTTTGGTAAACATATTAATGAATACTTTGATGCTGAAATATCTTCAAGAATCAAAGACAAAGATTCTGGTAGTAATAACACAAGAGTAGAGGCCGCTGTTATTGGTAAACACAAACTTGCCGATGATTGGAGTTCTTCATTGAGATTTGGTATTGGTAACAAATACACCACAAAAGATAACTTTGGTTATTGGTCTATAACTCCTTCAGTAAAATATAAAATTAATGATAAGATGTCAACTAAAATTGGCTATCGTTTTCGTGATTCATTTGATACTGACCATAAACAAAATGACCAAACAATTAAATTAGGAATAAGTTATAAGATTTTAGAAGACACATCACTAAATGCTGGGTATGATTTAAAAAGAGGCGATAGTGATTCAAATGGATTTGGCATTGGACTTAAGTTTGAATTCTAATTCAAGTTTACCTCTTTTATGTCAATATTTGTAGTAGGATGTTAAAGTAAGTGAAAAGAAACAAAATTTATTATTATAAGGTGAAACTATATTATGAAACTTTCGACAGAAACATTATCGATATTAAAAAACTTTGGTGCAATAAACCAAGGTATTTTATTTAAAGCAGGCAAGACATTAAAGACTGTATCTTCTCATAAGAATATTCTAGCACAAGTGAATATTACTGAAGAAGTTCCTGCAGACTTTGGCGTTTATGACCTAAACAACTTTTTATCTGTTATCTCGTTAGGCACTGACCCAACATTTGAATTTGAAGATAAAAATGTAATAATTGTTAGTAACAAAGGTCGCTCAAAAACAAAATATCGTTTTTGTGAACCAACAATGATTGTTACTCCTCCAGAAAAAGAACTTGTAATGCCTGAACCAGAGATTTCTATATCATTGACGGCTGATGATTTTAGTGATATCATGAGAACAGCTGCAGTTCTGGCCTCTCCACAAATCGCAGTTGAATCTACAGGTACAAAAGTTAATCTTGCTACTCTAGATACTTCTAACGATTCATCACATACAAACACTCTTGAGATTGCTGAAGGCGATGGTAAAGTTTATAAGATGATTTTCAAAACAGAAAACTTATCTAAACTAATGCCAGGTAACTATGATGTAAATATTTCATCAAAAGGTATTTCGCATTTCAAAAACAAAGATATTGATTTACAATATTGGGTGACTACTGAACAAGGTTCTAAGTTTGAATCTTAATTTATTATATTATATTATGAGGTGTGTGAACGATGGAACATTTATTATGGGTCGAGAAATATAGACCAAAGACAATAGCAGATTGTATATTACCTGAAAGGTTAAAGAAACCTTTTCAAGAGTATGTCAATCAAAAAAGTATTCCCAATCTTCTTTTATCTGGCGGTGCAGGTGTTGGTAAAACAACTGTTGCAAAGGCTATGTGCGAAGAAATTGGTTGTGACTATCTAGTCATTAATGGTTCTGATGAAAGTGGTATCGATACATTCAGAACTAAAATCAAGAACTATGCTTCTTCAATGTCACTTGTTGGTGGCAGAAAAGTTATTATCATGGACGAAGCAGATTATCTAAATCCAAATTCAACTCAACCGGCTCTTCGTAATGCAATAGAAGAATTTTCAGGAAACTGTTCATTCATCTTTACTTGTAATTATAAGAATCGTATTATTGAACCATTACATTCTAGATGTGCAGGTGTTGAATTCTCACTTAAAGGCAATGAGAAGTCTCAAATTGCCAAACAGTTTATGCAAAGAATTGAATCAGTTCTAGTAACAGAAGAAGTTGATTTTGAGAAAGCTGTAATTGCTGAATTGATTAAGAAACATTTTCCTGATTTCAGAAGAGTGATTAATGAGTTACAAAGATACTCACAATTTGGAAAGATTGATACAGGCATTTTGGCTCATATTGGCAATGTTCAAATTGACCAGATTACTCAATATCTAAAAGAGAAGAACTTTAATTCAATTCGTAAATGGGTTGCAACAACTGACATAGATTCTAATACGGTGTTTAGACAAGTTTATGAAGCTCTTTATGATATGATGAAGAAAGAATCGATACCTCAAGCAGTATTGATTATAGCAGACTATCAATACAAGAACGCTTTTGTAGCTGATTCAGAAATTAATTTAGTTGCATGTTTAACTGAATTGATGGCTAACTGCGAATTCAAATAATGAGTAACCCATTCGATTACTCAAATCAAATATTATACGGTGGCAAACAATTAATTGTTGATGATATAACTGAACTTGGTTATAAACCATTCTTAATTAATCGTACTTTATCCTACCATAAAGACTGTATATTTTATGCTAATGAAATGAATCAACATCATCACCTAGAAAGTAGATTGCAGAATGATTTTTTACTAAATATAGTTAGAAAAAGCAAAAGACCGTTTGCTAAGTGGGTGAAGACTGAGAAGATTGCAAATATAGAATGTATCAAACAGGTCTATAATATCTCAAATTCAAAAGCTAGAGAAGTTCTCTCAACCCTCACAAAAACGCAAATAGAAGAAATTGCCAATTCAGTCAATACAGGCGGCTTAGGTAAGAAGGGATAATTTTATGGTAGACTTAAACGATTTCATTGAGGTCACTCTTAATCATCAAGATGACTTTTTAAAGGTTCGTGAGACACTCACACGAATCGGTGTATCTTCTCGTAAAGAAAAGATTCTATATCAATCTTGTCATATATTACATAAACAAGGTAGATATTATATTGTACATTTCAAGGAATTGTTTGGCTTGGATGGAAAACCATCCAACATATCTGAAAATGATATACAAAGAAGAAATGCAATTGCAAAATTATTAGAGGAATGGGCTTTAGTTAAAATTCTAAAACCAAAAGTACTAGAAGATAATGTTGCACCTCTACATCAAATAAAGATTATCTCATATAAAGAAAAAGATGATTGGGAATTAATTGCAAAATATAATATAGGCAAAAAACCACAAGAACACGAATAATTAAAGCAATGCTTTATAAATAAGAATCTGGTTGGCAGACCAGTTTAAAACTGCCGATTTGATGATGCCTTCGGGGTCATCTTTTTTGAAACTCGCTTAACTCAAGGAGAAATAACATGACATTAAGTCAACGCTTTTCATTTAGCCCTCTATACAATTCTACACTCGGATTCGAACAACTATTCGGTGAAGTTGAACAGATGCTAGCATCAACACCTAACAACAATACTCAAACCTCATTTCCACCTCACAACATCGTTAAAGTAGATGAATACCATTATGTGGTAGAACTCGCTGTGGCTGGATATAATAAGTCTGAGATTGATATTAAGGTTGATGATGGCCATTTAATAATTAAGGGCAACAAAGATGAACAATCCAAAAATGTAGATTTATCAGATATTGAATATTTACATCGAGGTATTGGTCTTCGCTCTTTTACCAAAACAGTCAAAATTGCCGATACGGTGGAAGTTCGTGGTGCTGAATATACAGATGGCATCTTACGAATAGGTTTAGAGAATGTAATTCCTGAACATAAGAAACCTCGCAATATTGAAATTAGTGATGAAGCGCTTAATTTATTTAAGCCAGAACTATTAAATGAAGGTAAAGCAGGTAAAGGTAAATGAACGGTGGGAGTTTCTAAACTCCCACTTTCCTAACATTGGAGATATATAATGGCAGATATAGATTATAAAAAGAAACCACACAAGAAAACTGATAAGAACTTTAAACTACACAAACAATTTAAAACTATGTCCAGCAATGGAACTGGTGGTAAAACCGATTTCGTATTTAAAAATGCAATGGTTAATGCACTTGCTACAGGTGTTCGTACCAATAACCGTAAAGTTAAGGCAATGGGAGAATAAAATTGAAATTATCTAAAAATTTCACATTACAAGAATTCACTAAAAGTCAAACAGCTCTTCGAATGGATATTGATAATACTCCAAATGAAGGCCATCTAGAAAATGCAAAGGCCTTATTTGATAATGTTGTTCAAAAAGTTAGAGACCATTTTGGCGTAACAACAATTAATTCAGGATACCGTGGACCAGAACTTAACAAAGCGGTGGGCGGTTCATCCAAATCACAACATTGTCACGGTGAAGCTGCCGACATAGAGTGTCCTGGTGTCGCCAATGCAGACCTAGCACAGTATATTGTAGACAACCTAGACTTCGACCAAGTCATATTGGAGTTTTATACTCCAGGTATTGATGATTCTGGTTGGGTTCATGTGAGTCACAAAACTGATGGTACTAATCGTAAGAGAGCACTAACTGCCATGAAAGAAAATGGCAAAACTGTATACAAAGTAGGACTAATAAAATAGTCTAGAACAATTTAATGATTTTCTCTATTGCTTTTAGCTGTCAAGTAGTATAAAATACCTTTAACAAATAGAAATTGTTTGTTAAATCTCAAGGCAGACTTGTTTAAATACTCTCTGCTGACCTGGTTCTTTAAT